CTTTTTTGCGTCAATAGCCGCATTTAATTTACTTGCCATTAAATCATTAAATGTATTATTAGCATCAGCAGTTTTTCCATTTGCTAACGCATTGATTAAATCAATTGTATCAGTCATTTACTCACCTTTTAGTATATTTATAATAAATTAAATTTCAAGGTCATCTTCATCTGGAATTTGACCTGATGCTCTTTCTGCGTCAATTTGTTTCGACATTGCTTCAATGTCTTCATCAGACTGTCTAAGAATATTCTTTTGTACCCACTCTTTAGAGAAATAGTTACCAACATATTCATCTAACTGAGCAAGTAGTTCTAAACGCTCTCTAATAATTTCTGCTTCTTTTAATTCTGAGAAATATGAGTCACGAATAAAGTCTACAGCAATATTCTCTTTAATTTCTCTCCAATCGGCTTCAGTAATAATACCTTTTAAAAGTAATTGAGTTTTTAATAGATCAAGGAATAACCAAGAGAATTTTTTGCGTAAACGGTTAATAAATTTTTGGAATTTCACTTCATCGCGGGAAATTTCAGTAGAACGTCCTAGTGAGAATTGAGCTTCTTGCTCTAATCTATTTACTGGAACATTTAATGATCTATATAGTTTCTTTTGGAAATAGAAAATATCATCAATTTGGCCGAGATTTTCACCACCAGGAAGCGTTGAAATTTCTGTACCTCTACCACCTTCACGGCGTGGGAGCCAGAAATCTTCTAGCATTGACATATGTTTACGATCATCTTTGATTTCACCAGTAGATGCGTCATAAACAAGCTTGTTTCTATATTGATTCATAATACTACGAAGATATTCTTCAGACTTACCTTTTGGAAGGTTGCCTACGTCAATATAGAAAATTCTACGTTCTGGAGCTCTTGATAATCTATAAATTACCAATGAGTCTTCCATCATACGAAGTTGGTTAACAGGCTTAATTGCTTTATGCAAATAAGATAGAACCTTTTTACGAGATGTGTCTAATAAGCCCGATGTAGTATACTGAACAGCATCTTTAGAAATTTTTAAGCCCGAATTAGACTTTGTCATAGAAGCATCTTGATAAAGATAATATTCCTGAATACTCTTAATGATTTGAGCTCCAGTTTTTGGATCTTTTTCTTCTTCTATTTCTTTTACTTTACGAATCCTTGTGGGATCAATTGGACGTAATTCTAAAATACCCTTTTTAGGATTTTTTTCGTCAACGATAATATGGTAAAATAAACGACCATCGACATACCATTTACGGAATGTTTCATGACCATAGTGGTTAAATTGTAATAATTCAACAATATTATCGAATTCTTCACGAACCATTTTTTTAACTGTATCAGGTAGCTCTAAATCATCAGTAATTAACTCAATAGGAGCAGCCTTTGTGTCTGAAACAATTGATTCATTAATAATATCTTCAATTGCGGCATCGCACTCAGGATGCATTGCAATATCTCTATAACGACGAATAAGATCAGCTTCTGACTTAGCACCTTCAGTGCCAGACATATCTACATACTGGCCAAAGTATCCTCCGCCAGCCTGAATATAACTAGAACCATCATCTTCTAATGGAGCAACAAAAGACTGCTTTTTAGCGTCTTCTTTTTCCTGCTCTTTTCGTTTAATTTCGAAACCAAATAATTCAGCCATTAATCTTTTCCTACGTTATAATAAACAGAGGGGTTTTATCCCCTCTGCTATTATTTATATGCTATTAAGTAGTGGTGTTTGATTCCCAATACTGTACTTGAAGTTCAACTGTGAACTCTTCAATAGCATTCTCATTATCGAATGATACGTCAATTGCTGCAACATTCGTTGGCCATAAACCGCGGAATGTGTAACCTTTAACTTCTGCACCGTCTTTATCTAACTGATAAACTGAAGCATCAGCAAAATAGTTTGATGGAGTAACTTCACCAGTGTTTGCATTGTGAGAGTTGATATAGTTCATCCAACGCTCAAAAGCATCACGTAGTAAGAAGTTTGTGTCATTCAATACTGTGACTGTCCAAGGTTCAAAAGTACGGTCACCCGCAATTTGAAGCTGACGGCCACGGAATGGAACTGTAATTGGTGCAATAACAGATGCTGGAAGCTGAGCGGCTTTAATTAAGAAACCACCAACTTCAGATTCAGCTGCACCAGCGATACCAGCTGGGAAACCCATTTCTACCTTGAAAAGGTTAGAACGTGCGCCACCACCAACTAGCTTTGATTTGAAATCATCTACGCCTAAAATTGCCATTGTTTATTCTCCTTATTGACCAATAATTTCAGAGAATTCAACGCCGGTACGAGTCGCGATGAAGTTCAATGTGATGAAGTTAATTGAACGAGCTGGTTTAATATAGATGTCCGCTACAAAACGGTTTGTATCTACAACTTCACCAGTGTTGTTTGTTGCATCACATACAACTGCAAAGTCTGTAATACCACGACGACCTTTAACATCACGCAAGAATGGTTCTACCATGTTGCGGAACATTGCACGGGTAAATTCGTCATTGAATTCAAAGAGTTGGAATTTGGCAGCAGTTGCAATCGCTTTTTCCAAAGTAATGAATAGACGACGTACGTTAATGCGATCGAATGCAGAAGGCTTAGCTTGTGCAGTCTTATCACCGTATAGTACTGTGCCCTGACCAGGGAAAGAAACAATTGGATTAATGCGTGCTTTATATAGAGTATCACGATCAGCTTGCTTTGGATTGAAAGCAATTTTTGTAATACCTAAAATTTGACCGCGGTTGAAGCCTGCAGGTGAGAACCATGCATCTGCAACTTGGTCTGTATTAGCACATAGACCAGCCATATGACCTGACGCTGGAATCCAGCGATATACGTCATTATACTTGTCATATACTTTAAGAGCTGTGGAATCGATTACACCATAAGAAGTTGATGTTAACTGATCAGCAAATGCTTTAACATCTGCTGCTGGTGTAGCTGTTCCTACAGTATCCTCAATTGGAGGAGAAACAAATGCAACTACATCTTTACGTGCTGTTGCAATGCTTAATAGATCGTTCGCAAGAGTAACGTCATCGCCACCATTCGCCGCTGGTACAGCAAATAATAGATTTACATCTACAGTTTCTGCATCTTCGAACATATCGAAACCAAGTTGAATTTCTCCAACTGTTGGTGTATTGTTATCTACGCCACCTGCTAATGATTCTGCAATAGTAGCTGGTGTGATTCCATCTAGGTAATCTCCAGCAACAGTAGCAGTACTTGAACCAGCATTTGTTAAAAGAGCAGGTGCATCACCAGCCCAAACATATGCTGAAGTACCATTAACAACATCTACCCAATAGTTAGATGTACCCTGTGGTGATTTTGCGTCAGAAGCTTGAGATGCAAATGGGAATGTTTCAAGAACAGTACCTGGTGTTCCTGACCATGCACCATCTTCGTCGATGACAGCAATGTGTAATTCGTCATTAGAACAACCACGATCTGATGCCCATTCTGATGTGCTTGGAGCAGCATCAAATTGATCAGCATATGCCCAACCTGTAAATGTCGCGCCGTCTGCTGGACATACTTCTACTTTTAATGAATTACCAAGTACGCCTGGATACTTAGCAATAAATTCGTAGCCTGTAGTTGTTACGTCGTCTAAATGATCGCGATTCTTCACTAATAAACCGCCTGCTCCTGTGGTAGCATTAAGCATGCCGGCTGTTTCAGCACGGACAACTTTTAATGCATTACCATATGTTAGAAAGCTAGCTGCTGTTAGGAAGTATACCGCGGTGTTATTATCTGGGGTGCCAAAGACAGCCGCAAGTTCTTTTTCAGAACCTACTGTGCGGATTTCTTCTACAGGGCCCCAGTTGAATGCGCCAGCAAAACCACCAATTGATGTGGACACTGCCGGAATCACATTCGTCAAGTCAATCTCTTTGACTTGAACTCCTGGTGATACTAGAAAAGCCATGTGTATTCCTCTCCAAAAAAAGATTATAAGCTCGGGATATAATATGTTTCATAATACGGTAAGATAATTATCTTCACTCGTATATATTTATAATATTAGAATATTCCAGTATCTATGGTTTCCCACACGGTACCATTCTGGTCTTTTTCATACTTATCTTCTCTACCATCTTCAAAAAAACCAACTGGAACAATTTCTTCTTCCATAGCTTTAATTCTTTCGGAGTATAATAAAGATTTCATATCAATATCAGTAAGCTCAGCAAAAAATGCATTTGTTGAAAACCATCCAAATAAAACCAAATTCATAACTAAATCGTCATGATTTCCAGTTGAAGCTTCATAAGAATTACCTCTTGCTTCAAATGTTGAAAGTTCTAAAATAGTTTCTGCATCGTTAATTATTAATTTCTTTTGTTCAATTAAGTCTTTAATATTAGATGTACCAATTCTCTTAATTTTACGAGTCATAGTAACCCCAATAGAATTTGCCTTTACAGCAGATTCTACAAACATATTTTCATATTCTAAATCATAATATAAACCATTACATACGACCGATCCTTGGTCATTATTTTCTATAATAATATATGCCTCATTATACATGTTAGCATATTTGTAAATAACATCTGGAAATAATAGTGGTGATATTTTATTATCTTGAAAAACTGCTACTTGTTCAAATGGTCTAACAGACATATCTATAATATTAAAAGTAGAGTAGTCTTGCCCCCGTCCCTTTGCAACATCCACAAACATCATATACTCATGTAATTCTTCAGGTTCTTTATAAACTCTTACTTCTGAAGTTTGCTTAATTGGTTGTTTTGCTTGTAGTCCTAAAAGAATTTCTGGCGCAATTAGTGTATTACCAGTACCATGAAATGTATTACCAAATTCTTGTTGGAATTGTAATTCTGAAGTGTTAGCAATTGTTTGTTCTTTCCACACTTCATCTCGCCCTGGAACATCCCACCAATCTACTCTAAACGATTTATATTCATTTGTTTGTTGAACAGCACCTTCCCAAAGTTTATGATATACATTACCAACACCATTTGCGGTACTAGTAATAATAACTCTAGTACTATCACCAGATGATACAACCGGATAAGTTGAGGTGTAAAACTCAGCGTCATTTTCTACAAATGCAAATTCGTCTAAAAATAGTAAGTTTACTGACATACCACGAATGGAAGAACCAGAAGTAGCAGCAGCAATAATTCTTGAATTATTAGAAAATTCTATTGACCCTTTATTAAGAGCTTTACATCCAGGTTGTAAAAAGAATGGAAGGTTTTCTAACATTAAGGTTACACGTGCTAGCATTTCTCTAGCAGTAGAACCTTTGTTGGCTAAAACAGCAATTGTTTTTTCGGGATTAAAAATTGCATACCACAAAATATATGCAACAGAAGAAATAGATTTACCTGATTGCCTACATGCTAAAACAATAGAGAATCTATTTTCATTGAAATGTTTAAACATTTCTTCTTGGTATGGATATAAATCAAATGGAACTAAACCTTTATCAAGAGAAATAACTTTTAAATAAGTTCTAGCAAAATACGCAGGATCTTTCATGCATTTTGCATATTCTGTTATATCATCTTGAGTCCACTCTTGCTCAACACCATCTCTTTTTACGTTAGGGTTGCCAAGGTAGCCAGCATCGTTATTCTTCAGACTCATCGATGACATTAGCTTCGTCCATTTTTTTCAATAGCATTCTCTGTAAGTCAGTTGAAGAACCTACATATACATTATTTTGGGTTAATTTATTTGGAAGACTTTTAGCATCTTTTAAACGAACTTCTTTCTTTTTCTTTTGAAGTTCCATTAATCTATCTGCTATTTCTGCATTTTGC